GACGCGAATCACACGCTGCCCTACGTAAGGAAGGATTGGGAAAACTTCAGGGGCATGGGTAGGATCATCGCGTTTCACGACATCGGCTTCTACAGGGAGCACGGTCTGCCTCCGAGTAAGAAGCCGATTGAGGTGCCAATATTCTGGAAGGAAGTGAAGCAGAACTATCGCCACGTTGAGATTCGCGTAGATAAGTTTGACAACGGCATCGGTGTCCTGTGGGTCTGACGTTCGTTACTTGGCTCTGGGGCGACAAGTACCACGCTCACGATGTCTGCAAGCTCGCGGACAGTGTCAGGAGAAATATTCGCGTGCCGCACAGATTCGTCGTGTTTACGGATCGCAAGCGCGACATGCCGTCGCATCTTGTTGAGCAGCAGGGTCTCGTCGACACGTACTTGATCGGCAAGGGATGCTTCTGCAGACTCCGCATGTTTGATCCGGAGTGGCAGCGGGAGCACAAGATGGACGAACGCATCGTAGCTCTCGATCTCGACGACGTGATAGTGGGTCCGCTCGACGACGTGTTCCACACGTCCGAGAAGTTCATGATACTTCAGGGCGTCAACGCGCTGAACCCGAATCCGTATAATTGCAGCGTCGTTCTGTTGCGAGCTGGCACTCATCCGGAGGTCTGGCGGGACTTCAGTCTCGAGAAGGCTGCGAGAATAAAGTTTCACGAGTTCCCTGACGATCAGGGCTGGATATGGCACAAGCTTCCGAACGCGAGAGGTTGGAAGGGAGGCGAGACGAGCGGAATCTACGCATTCCAGAAGCCGGGGTGGGTCGGTCCGGGTAATCAGCTTCCGCGCAACGCGCGCATCGTGGCCTTCTTCGGATGGCGCAAGCCGTCGCTCTTCAAGGATGTGCCTTGGGTCCAGAAGCACTGGAGAACTGGACTGTGATAGACAAGGAAAAAGTAGCTCTCTTCATTCCGCCTGGACTCAAGAAGTTCAAGCAGAAGCTCTTCGAGGGCATAGGGCAGACGATAGGGAGGGTAGTGCGCGATGATCCCAGAAGACTGGACGAGCTACCGGCAGACGTCATACCCATCGTCGGGTGCTCGCCGTTTCTCCGTCCGTGGTACGACAAGTGGCGGGCGACCGGAAGAACCTTTATCTACTGGGACAGGGGATATCTTCGGAGGGTATTCGCGACGCATCTTCCCAATGGCAATGACCTCGGCATACCCGGAGGCTACTACAGATGGCACGTGAACAAGTTTCAGATGGACGAGATTCTGGATGTGCCGGACGACAGGTGGAAGTTTCTGAAGCTGGAGAAGTCGCTGCGCCCTTGGAAGAAAGACGGCAGACGCATCGTAATCGCAGACACGTTACCAGACTACTGGAATCTCTTTGCGGACCTCACTTGGTCTAGGAGGATGGCTGAGTACCTGCGGCAGATCACCAATCGACCTGTCTTCATACGACACAAGGAGAGCAAGGTCCCTCTCGAGGAGGAGCTGGCCGACGCTCACTGTCTCGTGGCGCACGGCAGCATCGCAGCTGTGGAAGCGGTCGTCATGGGCTGTCCGGTGTTCGTAGACAGCATGAGCGCGGCAGCTCTGGTCGGCAAGACGCGGTTCAGTGACATCGAGAATCCGGTTTATCCGGACAGAGAGAAGTGGCTGCACTCGCTCGCATACTGTCAGTATAACGAGGCCGAGCTAGTTAACGGAAAACTCTGGAAGCTCATATCATGAGAGCAGGCAATCTAGACAGGCGCGTGGATATTCAGCGCAAGACAAGAACGCAGAGCTCGTCTGGCGAGATCATTGAGACGTGGTCTGACGTCGTTGCTAACATACCGGCGTCTATAGCGCCACTCAAGGGCGACGAGCGGTTCAACAATCCGCAGATCGTTGCCACGGATCAGGTCGAGTTTCGCATCAGGTTCTCGACCGAGGTGGCAGCGCTCACCCCGCTTGACCGAGTGATTTATCCAGCGCGCGGCACAGCGAGCCCGCCGAACGAGGGAATTGTGTACGACATATTACAAGCCTCTGAGCTGGGACGGCGCGAGGGTATTCGTATCTTAGCTGCACGTCGTCCGGACGTGGGGGTCGCATGACACTCGTAGACGTAAGGCCAGCTATCTTCAATCTGCTGGTAGCGAACAGCGCCATCAACGCTCTCGTCACCTCCGGGGGCATCTCGAGAATATTCCCGACGGTGCTTCCGCAGGGCATCACGGCGGACAGCATCATCTACACGCGCATCACGGAGTTTGAGCACCTTAACATGCAGAGTGAGTCCGGGCTGGTGAACGCGCGCTACCAGATAGACGCTGCGTCGTTGTCTGCGAATCGAGCTACGGAGCTGGCCAATCTCGTGAAGGAGACGCTTCAGGGTTACGCGGGGACAGTGGCGGTAGGCGCTGACCACGTCGACATCGAACTCATCGAGATGGTCAACGCGCGCGACGACTACGATGGCACGACGCAGATGCATCGCTCCAGTAAGGACTACTACGTGTTCTATCGAGAGCAGAACTAGATGGCCAAGCCGACCGTTAAGGTGAAAGTAGAGGGCCTCGTCGAGTTGCAGGCGGCTCTCAAGGAGCTGCCCAAGGCGACTGGTAAGAATACGATACGCAGAGCGTTGACTGCCGCGTGTCAGCCGATTATAGAGACAGCCACCTCGCTGACGAGAGTGAAGCGAGTAAGCCCTGCCGTCGTCATGAGCAAGATAAAGTTCACGAGTGGCGGTGCAGGCAAGCGAGCTTTCGCTGCCGCGATGGCGCGTGGTGCAACTCGTCAGGAAGCTGGCGAGGCCGCGCACGAGGCAAACGCGGCGGCGAAGGAAAGCGGAGGTGACGACGCTACGGTAACTTCCGGAGTCACTGCCGTTGGTCCCACTAAGGCTGCGTTCTACGGGTTCGAGTACGGAACGGTTAAGCAGGCACCTCAGCCGTTCATGCGTCCAGCGTGGGATCAACACAAGGAAGAGGCTGTGGAGATCTTCAGGGATGAACTGAAGATGCAGATAGAGAAGGCAGCTGCGAGGCTGGCCAAGAAGGCGGCAAAGATCAAGTGAACTCAACAAGGAGAGTGGAATGGCTACGAGAGCTATCTTAGGTTACAACACGCAAGTATTCGTCGGCGACTCGTCGTCGCCCGGCGTCTACACTCAGCTGCAGGAGGTCATCGAGGTTACTCCGCCGAACGCTCAGGTGGACGACGTCGAGGCGACGCACTTTACGTCACCAAACAGGACGCGCGAGTACATCGCAGGCCTGATTGAGGGCGGCGAGGCTGCGGTCGGCATGAACCGCATTCCGGGCAGCGCCACTGAGATCCTTCTTCTGGGTCTGCAGACGTCTGCGACGGTAGTCGCCGTTCGCATCGTCTGGCCGAACGGCACGATCTGGGAGTTCAGTGGTCACGTCAAGGGCTACGAGACTTCAAGCCCCATCGACGATCGCATGACTGCGACCTGCACCTTCAAGGTCGACGGATCGACGACGGTCACTCTGCCGTCACCGCCTCCGGGTTGATGAGCGAGTAGCACATGGCTACTCAAGCGAAGATAGGCTACGGGACTCTATTCCAGACGGACTACACACTGGCGAGTCCCGTAGTCTGGGTCACACTGTCGGAGGCAGCGCAGTTATCTCTGCCCCCGGTCTCGCGCGACGCCGTGGACGCGTCACACGAGTGCAAGCCAGACGAGTGGCGTACCTTTGTGACAGGACTGAAGAGCGGCGGCGAGGTTGACGTGATGATGAACTTCATCGCAGCGCAGTACACGACGCTGCGAGCGGAGTTCATCACTAGCACGTCCAAGCCGAGAAGGATCACGCTGCCGGGGGGCGTGACCTGTACGTTCAACGCGACCCTGATCTCACTAGACGTGCCAGTACCAAATGGCGACAAGTTAGTCGCCACTGCGAAGTTCAAGATAGACGGCGAACCGGGACTTCTCATATAGTCCCACAACAGGAGAGAGCCACATGACTAATCCAGTAAAAGGCGAGGTCTACTTCGAGTGCGACGGCAAGAACTACAGGTTCAAGCTCGGTGTCAACGCGCAGGTCTTGATTGAGAAGAAGACGGGAATGTCCATGACGAAGTTCCTCAAGGCTGATCGCCTCGAGGATCTCGGAACCGAGGGCGTTCGACTCATCTTCTGGGCGGGGCTCACGCGCGCGCATCCAGATCTTACTGAGGAGGCGGTCGGTGATCTCATCGACGACCTCGGTCAGGACCGTGTTATCAAGATCTTTGAGGAGGCCTTTGAGCTCGCTAAGGTTAAGGCGGATCAGAGTAGTAATGGTGCCCGCCCTCCGGTGCCAGCGACGCAACAGACTGGGACCAGCTCCTAGAGCGCTGGCTCGTCGCTGGCTATGATCACGAGTCGTTCTGGGACCAGACGCCGCACACTCTGCAGATAACTTTCGAGGCCTACAACGTGCGGATGATGAACGAGCATAACGCAAGAGCGTGGTCCGCGTGGCATATCGCGGCCATGCAGCGATCCAAGACAGTGCCGCGACTCCAGACGCTGCTGGCCAAGAAGCCGAGGCCGCAGACGATGGATGAGCAGATCGAGGGACTCAAGAATTGGGTTCTTGCGACTGGCGGCAAGGTCGTTTACAGACAGTGAGATGATACATGGCTGACTCGATCATTGGTTCACTTAGAGTATTGCTCGGCATCGACACCGCCGCGTTCACCGAGGGGCTCGGTAACGCGGAAGGGATTCTTACGAAGTTCGGTAAGGCGATTGAGAACAATCTCGGCAAGATAGCCGGGGCAGTGTCGCTAGGTGCGATTACGACGGGCATCACCGCCGCGGTCAAGAGCTCCATTAATGCGATGGACGATCTGGGCAAGTCGTCCCAGAAGATCGGCATACCCGTCGAGACACTCTCGAGTCTGCGCGTTGCTGCCGAGCTCTCCGACGTCAGCGTGGAGGCCCTCGGCCGATCGATGGGCAAGTTGACGACAGCTATGGTGGCGACGGCGGCTGGTGGAACCGGTCCGGCGACCGCGGCGTTTCAGGCGCTCGGCATCTCGATGGAGACGCTTAAGAGCAACGACCCGAGCAAGGTTCTCGAGGCGATGGCTGCGAAGTTTGCTACGTTTCAAGACGGCGCGACGAAGTCAGCACTCGCGAGCGCCATCTTGGGACAGCGCATGGGTCGCGAGCTCATTCCGCTGCTGAACGAGGGTGCCGAGGGACTGAGAAAGGCGCGTGAGAACGCCGAGGCATTCGGGCAGGTCGTGTCTACGAAGACAACTAGACAGGCGCAGGACTTCAACGACAACTTGAAGTTGATGTCCCTGATACCATCCGGCATCGCAAATGAGCTCGCCAAGACACTTCTGCCGAAGTTGGTCGAGCTTAGTAATCAGATGGTGGAGTGGGCCAAGAGTAACAACGTGGTGAAGAACTCTGCGGATGTTCTAATTCGCATCATAGCTCTCATCGCAGACAACGTCGTGTTTCTCGCCAAGGCATTCGCGGCGTTCATAGCCATCAAGCTCGGGCTCTTCTTCATTCAGCTGGCGCTGCAGATCTACGAGTTCGCGAAGGCGATGTACGCGGCGGGAATAGCCGCGACGGTGATGAGCGCGCCGATGCTGGCGCTCGCCGGAACCATATTGGCCATCGGCGCTGCGGTGCTCTACGCCAGCGGATATCTCGACAAGTTCGTCGAGAAGGCCAAGGGCATCGGAACCGCCATTCTAGAGTCAATTCCGACGGCTGCAATAAGCGACACTCTGAAGAGCGGTCTCGAGGCTATCGGTGTCAATCTGCGCGCGCTCGGCGGCAATCTGGACGGCGTGAAGACTCACGGCGACGCGGCGGCAGAGGCTCTCAAGAACCTGAAGCCCCCTCCGGCGTTCGATCCGGCAGGCGCGGCAGGCGCGGCGAAGTTTACAGAGGAGCTTCTCAAGATACAGCTGAAGGCGCGCGAGATCAAGGGCGACTTCGACCAGCTCGCTCCGGGCTTCGTGCAGGCAGCGATACATCTGAAGCTGATCAAGGACACTGGCGACGGGTTCAGTGGAACACTGGACACGCTGTCGCCCAAGATGATTCAGCTGAACGACGCACTCTACAAGCTGGCAGGCGCAAACATCACCGCAGCTAACAGAACTCCTTGGGAGGAGTTTCTCAAGACGCAGAATCAAATCAACGAGGCGTTCGCGCGCAACGCAATTGGTGCCGACACGTTCGGCGCAGCGTCGCTCAAGAACGCCAACAAGATGATTGAGGCCTACGGCAACGCCGCTGCGACTGCGGCGGGGAACTTTGGGGAGTTCTTCAAGACCTTCGCCAAGGGCAACAAGGAGATGTTCTTAATCTACAAGGCGTTCGCAATCTCGCAGGCTCTCATCAACACGTTCGTCGGCGCCACGAAGGCTCTCGAGGCTGGACCCATTCTCGGCCCAATCCTGATGGCCTCGGTCATCGCGCTAGGCCTCGCTCAGGTAGCAAAGATCGTTGCGGAGAAGCCCCCGGCAATGGCGACGGGCGGCACGATGATGCTCGGCGGGAGCGGGGGCGTGGACAGCCAGATGGTTCCGGTGATGATGTCGCCCGGAGAGAAGGTGACGGTTGATCAGAACAAGTACGGTTCCGACACGAGCGGCAGCAAGGTCATAACTGTGCAGGGCATCAAGTCTAAGGAGTTCTTTACCGGCGACGTGATGCGTGACTTCATTGAGAACTTGAACATCGCCATTAGTGATGGCTACAAGATAAAGGTCGCCTGATGTCCATCGTCATAAGCAGCAATCTTTCCCTATCTGGTGCCGAGTCGTCACTCACTCTTGACCATCCTGTGATCGGTTGGCAGAACCTAGCTACTGTCAGCAATATGACGGCGAACATCAGCAGTGATCCGAACCATCCGGATGATAACCTCGCCAACCCCGCGACGCATCTCTACTGGAGCCCCATCGGGCCTCAGGGCGGCTACTCGTACGTCGGCATAGATCCGCTCGGCACGGCTGATGACGTAGACTATGTCGGTATCGCCGGACACAATCTAGGCAGCATCGGCAGCTCGGTTCTCGTCGGGTGGATCGACTTCTTGGTAAGTCCTCCGGCGTTCATGCCGCTCGTGTCTGAGTTCATGCCGGGAGGCGACGGACCAATCATTGCGCGGTGGACGGCGCAGTCGCTGCCTAACATCTACATTGGGTTCGGGCCGAGCTCGCTCACCATTAAGGTAGCAACTATCTACGCTGGCAAGCTGCTCGTGCTGCCGCGGAAGCTCTATCAGGGTATGGGTCCGATCAACTACGGACGCGTGGCCAAGGTCACGAACGGAAGGAGCGAGGCGGGTAACTTCCTAGGGCGCATAGTTACGCAGGAGTTCGTGAAGAACTCCGTGCCGCTGTCGCTCATTCCTCCGGACTACTTCCGCGATCACATCGCGGACTTCCTTGCCGACAGCAAGGAGAATCCGTTCTTCTTCGCTTGGCGTCCGCAGAGTTATCCCGACGAGGTTGGCTACTGCCACATGACCAACGATCCGTTCCCGACTAACGAGCCGCCACATGGTCTGATCTCAATGACGATGGAAATGACTGGAATAGTGAAGTAGCCAATGTCTCAGAAGATAGTTCAATTCGTCGAGATCGACGTCGACTACTGCGCGCTGACATACGGCGTTGCGCCGTGTCAGGCCGCGCTTAACGAGGATGCTGTTTTGCTGCTGCACATGGACGGTCTTGGGACGAGCCCGCTCACGCAGAACTTTACTGACACCTCGCTGAAGATGCACGGCAATGGAACTAAGTTCGGGAACGTTGCCATCGTCAGCGGCGGACAGTTCTCGGACTGCGGGCAGTTTGACGGTGCTGGAGACTACGTGACGTTTCCGAACAGTTCGGACTGGGAGTTTGGTGCAGGCGACTTCACCGTGGAGTGGTTTGAGTTCAGAACGGCGAACAGTGGGGCTACTCTGTCGCGCGACGCTGTCACGACCTTCGTGCCCTTCATCTTAGGGTATCCCGGTTCAAGTCGGCTTGACGCCTACATAACTTCCGACGGCGCGAACTGGGACATCGCTAATGGCGTAAGCATGGGGAGTTTGACACTCAGCGTGTGGTCGCACCGCGCTATTACTCGCAGCGGTACTACCTTTCGTACCTTCAAGGACGGGACAGTTATAAGCACGTTCTCTTCCAGCGCCGCGATTTTCCCCAACACGGGCGCGCTGAGCATCGGTCGCACGCAGGGATTCTTGGATTTCACCGGCAAGATTGACGAGCTTCGCATCTTGAAGGGCAAGGCGAAGTGGACCGCGAACTTCACTCCGCCTGCTGCTCCGTATGCGAACCCGACTGGAGAGAAGAAGTGTTTCAACACTCTCGTGACGTGTCAGGATCGGCCGAACTTCACTAACGATCCGGTGACGCTGCGCTTCGCCGTTCCTACCGACTTTCTGCCCAAGGGTCTCTTCATCTCTGACAATATTCCCAATATTAAGACCATACAGTTTGATCCGGCAGTCATCTCGCTCGGGAAGGATCTCGGACAGCGCGCGACGCTGACCGCGACCTTCAACGATCACAGGCACTCGGACGCGGGCGAGGGATACGACAAGTACGTTCCAGATCGCGACTACAATCCGTACGAGCAGGGAACTTATTGGGGAAAGTTTGCTGCTCGTCAGCCGTTCGTGCGCGGCAGACCGCTGCGCTGGATCACCGGCAATACTGATCAGTTCGAGACCGAGATGGAGGTTCGGCACTTCGTCATCGACAGCTTCTCTGGTCCCACTAACAACGGCGAATTTAAGATCATCGCCAAGGACGTACTGAAGCTTGCCGACGGTGATCGTGCGCTGGCTCCGACTGTCAGTCAGGGGTTCCTGTCTGCTGATATAACGAATGCCGCCACCTCCTTCACTGTGGCACCGTCTGGCATTGGCGCGACGTATCCGACTACTGGCTTATTGGCGATAGGCGGTACGGAGATTGTTGCCTACAGCAGTCGCACTGGCGACACGTTTACGATCTCGGCGCGAGGATTTCTCGGCACGACGGCTGCGGCGCACTCGGCGCAGGATCGCGTTCAGTGGGTTCTGAATTTCAATGCGAGACCACCCAACTCCATCATCGCCGAGCTCTTGGTGGACTATGCGGGCGTCAATCCCAGCTACATTCCGGGAGCGCAGTGGCAGTCGGAAGTCGACTCTTATCTTAACCGACTCTACACAGCCAACATCGCGCAGCCGACGGCCGTCGTAGATCTTGTCTCGGAGCTGATCGAGCAGGCAGGTCTCTCGATGTGGTGGGACGATCGCAATCAGAAGATAGGACTTCTGGTTCTGCGTGGACTAGTCTACACGAACTATCTTTTCGACGAGAATAACATGATGCTCGACACACTTGACGTGTCGGAGCAGCCGGACAAGCGTGTGTCCCAGGTTCACACTTACTTCGGTCAAATCAATCCGCTCACGTCTCTCACTGACAAGGCCAACTATAGAAGCAACTCCATCGTTGCTGACCCGCAGTCTGAGTCTGACTACGGCTCGGCAGCCATCAAGGAAATCTTCTCTCGCTGGATACCGGCACTCGGTCGCACAGTTGCTGATCGGCTCGGGACGATCTTTCTTGGCAGGTTCAGGGACCCGCCTCGCAAGCTGAAGTTCTCGATGCTCAGGAACTCCGTACCTGAGATCCTGCTAGGGCAGGGCTATCAGGCTCGCGCTTGGCCGCTTCAGCTGGACACTGGCGAGGCTGAGACGGTCAACTTGCAGGTCACGAGACTGCGTCCGAACCCCGACACTCTCGAGGTGGAGGCCGAGGAGGTCCTGTTCACGGCTCCTGCTGAGGACCTGACCGTGCGTCGCATCATCGTTGACGCGAACAACCACAACATCAATCTGCGCGCGACGCACGACAGTCTATTTCCAGCACCGGAGGTTGGCACTACTGTCGTGCTGACCGTCAACACGGGAGTCATTCTAGGTTCGACGTCGTCGGCAACATTTTCACTCGACATCGGGTCGTGGCCAGCGGGCGTGACCATCATCGTTCACATTGAGGGCCGCATTCAAGGCAAGGGCGGAACCGGTGACAGCGGAGCGGCTGTCGGAACGGCTGGCGGCACTGCGATCTACACGCGACAGGTGATCAGCCTGTCTTGTCCCGGTCAGATCTGGGCGGGAGGCGGAGGCGGCGGCTATAGCACCTCCTCACTTGATCCGCTGGTCAGGAACGGAGGCGGCGGCGGTGCCGGTTTTGATCCCGGTCCGGGCGGTGCCGCCGTCGGCGGCGGTGTAGCCGGTCTGAGCGGAACGACCGAGGCTGGCGCACTCGACACCTTCTACGGAGGCGGAGGCGGCGGACCAGCTCAGGCAGGTCACCCCGGCGGCGGATTGGCTTTCAGCGGTGGATTTGGACCGGGGAATAGCATCGACGGCATCAGCTTCATCACGACCGGAACGTGGGACGGCACGACATTCACCCCCGGCGCTCTGACTGGCGACGTTCGCGGCGCACAGATCAACTAACAGGAAAACTCAGATGGCAACATACGGTCGATATCAGTCCTTCGCTGTAGACAATGCTGGCAACGGCCTGAACGCAGCGAGCATTGAGGTACGCAACGAGCTGACTGGCAATCTCGCTGCGCTGTTCTCGACGCGCACTGGCTCGTCGCTCGGTAATCCGTTCAACTCCGACGCTGACGGCTTCTTCGGTTTTCACGTCGCTGGCGGCGCGTACAAGATCACCGTCACCAAGGACGCGCTTACTCGTACGTTTAGATATGTTCCGATAGGCACGGCGGGCGAGCACGATGCGTCCGCGAGCGGGGTGACGTACGCGTCAGACTTCGGCGTGGTCGGCGACAACGGACTCTCGGACGAGACCGCCGCTCTGCAGGCGGCGATCGACGGAACACCCTCCGGAGGTACGCTCATCCTGCCTGCCGGACTGTGCATGGTTCTCGGCAGCGGGACTACGGCGCTGCTCGTGACAAAGCCGATCAGCATCATCGGTAATGGATGGTCCTCCGGCATCTTTCCGAGCATCGCGGGGGGCTTCCCGAACACGCGCAACATCCTTTCAGTCATTCCGACCTCGCCGTCTAACGGGTTCGTATTTCGCGACTTTCAGATCGCGGCCTTCGGTGCTGGCAAGCACGCTATGCTCTTCGACTCCGGTAACACGTCAGTGGTCTACAACATCTACATTCAGCGAATGCTGATAACCGCCACAGACGCGGGATGCAGTATTTTCGGAGCCGAGAGCGTCAATAGTCCGTCGTCAGGCGGAACGTTTGCCTACAGCAGCATTCAGGACTGCAATCTGGACTCAGCGCAGTTCAACACGTGTGGCGACGGTCTGACGATCGCCAGGAACGTTCTCACCGGAGCCGAGCGTACCTGCATCATCGCAGATCAGGTTGTGGGTGCGGGCAATCTTGTTATTCGCGACAATACTATGGCCAGCAACTTCGGCTTCTGCACGGTCAGGCAGTCGTCCAGCCTCATATACGCGGACAACGAGATGGAGATACAGGGAGCACTGTCGCAGACTAACGGGGCGCTCGTAGACCTCGCCGGCGACGTCGGACAAATTCTCAACGCGAACATCAAGGGAAACATATTCAGCACTAGCACGGGATCAGGTATCACTAGACAGCTAAGACTGAACAACTGCGTCGGCGCCAAGATAAGTCACAACACGTTCCTCGCCAAGGGCGAGGAGCACATAACGATCAACTCGAACTGCTTGGACGTCGAGCGCTTCGCGAACACGTTCATCCAGACCAACGGCCTTCAGGGTCCGAAGATCACGGACAATGGTGTACGCTCTGCGATCATTCCAGGCACTCACATCCTCATGCTGTCCTCGAACCAAGCTGGATCCGACAGCAGCACGGCGCAGACTTGGTTCCCGGGTGGAGGGCCGACTGGTCTCTCCGTGCTGGACGACTCCACGTACGAGTTCGAGGGATTCGTCGCCTACGCCAGAACGGCAGGCACGAACAGTCACTTCACTGAGATTCTATTTCAGGGAACCGCGACCGTCGGCGCGATACAGGGATGGTACGAGGGCAGCGCCGGAACGAGCGGCGCGTTCGCAGGCAACGCGTCGGCTGATGCTCTGAACAACGGTCTGTCCAGCATAGTGCTGTTCGGCACCACGACGTCGGCCACGTACAACTGGATGGTGAAGATGAGAGGCATCATACGCGTCACGGCCGCTGGCACGTTCGTTCCGCAGATCAAGTTCAGTGCGGCTCCGGGCGGCGCGCCGACGTTCCAGGCGAACTGCATGTTTAAGATGAAGCTGATAGGTCCGGACACCGTCACTAGCATAGGATTCAGCTGATGAGGCCGATAGACGTAGTCAACAGACTCTGCCCCGCAGCGAGGGACTTCTACAGAAAGGCCATCGCCGATGGCGACCCACTCTTCACGAAGTACGGAGTGACAACCAATGCAAGACTTTCTCAATTCCTTGCTCAGATTTTTCACGAGTCTGGGGGGCTTACTATCGCGTGGGAGAGTGGAAACTACTCAGCCGAGAGACTCTACGAAGTCTTCGGCGTCGGTCGGCATTCGGCTGCGGTCACACGAGACGAGGCTCAGAGGCTAGCTCACAACGGACCAGCCATATTCGAACGCGTCTACGGTCGCGGCAATCCGATCAAGGCCAAGGATCTTGGCAACACCGAGCCGGGCGACGGCTGGCGCTACCGTGGCGGAGGTCTGATGCAGACGACTGGTCGGGACAACTACCGACGCGTCGGCCAGAAGATAGGAGTAGATCTCGAGGCCAATCCAAGTCTCGTCCTCGATCCGGAGCATGCTCTCAAGCCTGCCCTAGTGGAGTGGGACGAGGGTCACCTGAACTACTACGCCGACAAGGGCGACGTGCTGGCCATCTCGAGGAAGATCAATCTGGGCAGCGTCTCGTCCACTAAGAAGCCCAACGGGCTGGACGACAGGATTAACTGGCTCCGCCGCATAACGCCGCTGAAGCCTGCCGTAAGCTCCGCGGCAGCGCCCCCGGCCCCTCCGTCTGCTCCCTCCAGCGCGCGGCCCGAGCTGAGGGTAGGCAGCACTGGTCCGGACGTGCGGCTTCTGCAGGAGCTCCTCAGGGCCAGGAACGGTGCGACTATCGCGGCTGACGGGGACTTCGGGCCGCTTACGCGCTCGGCCGTAATCAACTTCCAGATCCGCAGCGGCCTCGTAGTCAACGGGGTCGTGGACGCGGAGACGTGGACTAAGCTGGAGACTTAAAGATGTTCTTTAACACACTGACTACGAGCCAGAAGATAGCGATCGCAGTGGCGGTGCTCAGCGTACTGAGCACGTCCTCTGCGCTCCTGACGGACATAGCGGGGGCGCCAGTGGCGAAGATAATAGTCGCGGTCTCGAGTCTCTGCGCCTCCGTGATGTCCTCAGTTCTAGCCGTACTAACCGGACAGGGATCGCAGATACAGGCAGTGCGCTCCATGCCCGGAGTCGAGAACATCACTGTGAACAAGGACGCTAACGAGACCCTCGCAAAACTTGCGGTGAGTGCCGCCGAGCCGAAGATCAAGGTTTTGCCCGCGGACAGACAGGCGGTTCTAGAGACAGCGAAAGGAGAAACTCCATGAGAGTTATGAAGCTGCTCTTCGCTGGTCTGCTCGCACTGACTATTGCGAGCTGCACCAACGCTCAGCGAGGAGATCTTGGCGGACTTCTGGGAGGCGGCGTCGTCGTCAACCCAGTCTCGAGTGTAGACATCTATAGGATCAAGAATGTCTACGGAGCAACGCTCGAGCTCGTGATCAAGTGGCGCGAGTACTGCGGCATTCCTGCCGGAGCCCCCGCCGCTACGAGGTCGTACGCCTCGCTAATGGCGGATCCAATCGCCAAGCCAGTCTGCACCAATCGGAGAGGTACGCTTCTCAAGATCCAGAAGGTGCAGGCCAAGGCAGGCGCCGCGATCAGATACGCTGATGACTGGGTAAGACAGAATCCCAACGTCAGCGCCACGAGCGTCATCGGCCCCGCGTGGGACGCGGTGACGGCATTCCAGCAGATCGTGCCGAGGGTGAACTGACATGGAAAGTTTAGACTGGAGAAAACTACTCGACTCCGTGAACACTGCGCTCACGGTCATCAAGACCGTGGCCGACACACCCGGAGTCAACGTCCTGCCCTACGCTGCACTCGTCAGCAGCGCCATCGGCGTGATCCAGCTCGGCATCGGTGCTGGCCTCAACGTCGTGCCCTACGTCGACGCACTGAAGGAGACGTTCCAAGGTGGCGTCCCGACGCAGGCGCAGATGGACGCACTCGACGCCAAGATCAGGGAGCTCGAGGACAAGGTGCAGGCAGCTCCGCCCCCGGCTGAGGCGGGCGAGCCCTCTGGCGAAGAGGACGAGGATACGGCGTAACTACTATGGACATTCTGAAGGAGCTCTTCAGAATTGCTCACGAGGGCGGGGGCTTCGTCGCTCCCGTCTTCGTCGTGCTCTGGTGGCTGGAGAGACAGGAGCGTCTCGAGGACCGTAAGCTGATGGAGGAGAGGTCGCAGCGCAGGGACGCTGCGCTCAACGAGGTGAAGCTCGCACTCAACTCGTTCACTGCAATCTTGAACGCTAGGCCACACTCAGACATATAGAAGGCATCTGACATGGTGCTCAGCAAGCTGACAGCAGGAATTCGCCGGTACTTATTCGGTCCGAGACCAGAAGACGTTACTCCGGGTCCGTCGGAGGAGCTTCAGGAGGCCGCTAAGGATCTGCGCTGTCAGCTGGACGTCTACAGGGACAAGCCTGATCCGCTGGCGGCGATGATGATCGACATATTCAACAGGCGAGAGATGATACGAAAAAATAACAAGCACTGAGGGGTGGAGGTGGAGTTGGAAATGGCTTACGGCTCAGGATTCAGCGGCTGGCTTCTCGCGAACACAGTCGAGAGCGTTAACGCCGCGTGGACGGTTCTCGATCTGTGTCTTCTCGCGTATCTGGGATACTATCTGTGGACGCTGCGGAAGAAATTCAAGCTGAGTTGGCGGACGCTCTACAACTGGTCTACGGGACTGCCTATCTACGCGCAGGCGGCGATAGCGATATTTATATTTCACCTCGGCGACGTCGGCGTGAGAGGTATCGTCTGGTGGGTTCGGCACCGCGTCAACGTCGGCCAACCCCCGTCGTTCGAGTTCGTGGCGCCAGCGACGCTCGTTCTGGCCGTCTTCGCCGTGATAGCCGGGATCGGACTGATGTGCAAGCTGCGAGTGTTCTCGACTCCGTGGCTCGGCAGATGGGTTTGGATAGGAGGCACGACGCTGGCGCTAGGCGCAGCCGTTCTCACGCACTTTATTCCTTAGAGCACTTCGCCTCCGGGCGAGTGTAGAATGTTCGGGGCATTCCGCCTCAGAGGAGAAGAGCATGCGTTGTTTGATAATTGCGATCGGGACTCTCGTAGTCCTGAGTGCTCCGGCTTACGCGGAGTGCTCCATGACAAACGAGGGCAGGACCATCTGCATGGGGGCAGACGGCACGGTCAAGATTGCGAAGACCAAACATGCTAAGAGGATTGCTAGAAGATCCCACACGCGAGAAGCAACAGTCGACGCCAACGGCAACTCGACGGTGAGGTCGAGTACAGGCATCGTGGTGCGAGTGGCGCCAGCCGCCAGAGCGTCGTTGCAGTGCGTCGTCGACTACGTGGAGCGCGCCGGAGTTAAGATAACCTCCATGCGCGGCTACGGTCGAGGAACCGTTAGAGAGAGCGTTCATCCCATCGGATACGCGCTCGACATCAATCAGTACGCTAGGAATAAGACGAGGCCGCACGTGCCTCCGGGCGTGTCCAATGCGGCTGGCGAGTCCTGCGGAGTTATCTCCGGAGCTGGCTGGGACGACAAGGACAACGGACACTGGAATCTGAGCCGGAGTGCCATCGCTCGTCACTGAGTCCTCCGCGAAGTCCCGTCAGGTGGTCTGCCGGGACTAGCCAACTGGCCTAGTCTCTGCTCGACACTAGGCATTCACCCGCGCTTCGCCCGATAGTCCTCGGTCGGAGCGCGGGTCTTTTTGTCTTCAGAGTGACCTAGTAGCCAGATAGATCATGTAGAGGAAGGGAGTCGCGACGGCGGTGCAGGCGATCAGCGCGGTGATCACGAGACCCCACGTCACGACGGGATGGACGTAGTCGCCTCTCGTCATGGGGCTTCTCCAGTTGTCACGCACCTTACTCGTACTCCACTAGATGAGCCACTCCCGAAAGTTCTCTCCGGTGATGGCGGTGTGCAGATTGATCTTGTTTCGCAGCGCGTGGATAATTCTTTCCTCCACTGTGCCGCGCGCTATCAGATCCACGTACGTCACACTCCTGCGCTGACCCTTGCGGTGCGCTCTGTCCTCACTCTGCACTCGCAGCTCAAGATCATAGGAGTTGGCGGCGTAGATCACCAAGTCGGCCACGGTCCAGTTGTTTCCTATGCCCCCGGCTGACTGGGTCGACACCATGAAGCGACACTCGTCGTCCGACAGGAATCTCTTCTCCTCGTCCACGCGCCCTCGCTTGTTGCCGCCGTAGAACAGCGCGCATGACCGGGGGTCGTACTCCTTCCTTATGGCGTCAGCGATCTTCCGGATCTCGTGCTGGTATGTTGCCCAGACGATGGCCTTGCCCTGATGCTCCTCCAGCACCTCTAGGATCATCTTTATTCTGTAGGAGTCCACGTCCCGTATGACGTGCTCGTCTGTGACGGCGTGACCGCACACGACCTGATGCAGCCTTATCATCTGGGTCACCACCGACGTGGCCGACACGGTCTCGCCCTCTTGGTTTAATTCTGAGATGGCGTAACGCTTCATCTCCTCGTACACTCTCTTCTGCTCCGGCGTTAGCGCCACGTCCCGCGGCTCGTAGACCTTCTTCTTGAGATCCAGACAGTCCTTCTTGAGAACGTTGATCGAGTATGGTGCTATCTTCCTACTCAGCTCCTCCAGATTCTTGAACTTCTTTATCTTCTCCACGACCTGAATGTAGCCGCCCATCCTAGGAATAAGCTCCAGCATGTCGTCGCGACGCATCATCTCTGTCTCGTCCTCCAGCTTCCTGAGAAGGACGTCCCTGCTCATCTTGCCTAGCTGCGAGTGGTCCTCCTCGAGATGCTGCCGCAGCGTCGTCAGCTTGTGGCGCAAGTGCGACTCCGGCAGATTGTTGGTTCCCTTCCTGAAGCCCATGCAGGCTCGAAGCTTCGCTCGTATCACCTCGTTGGGC